TAGCAAGAATTCTTTGTTTAAAGTGGGCATATCAAACTTTGTGCCGTTGTAATGGCATACTGCATCGGCATCATCTAAAAGAGTGTGGATGCCATTTAGCATTGATTTAGCGGTACTTTGGTGTACGGAGTCAAAGTAAATGTCTTTTTCGCCAAGCCATTTGGCTGAATAGCACATTGTGTATGATGACTCTAGAAGTTGAGAAAGCCCTACATTTTGCTGCCAGATTCCCCACACATGCGCTACATTAGGTGAAGTTTCTATATCAAGCAACAGGATTTTCAATTTGTTCCCCTATAATCAATAAGTTACTGAATACTAACTCAAAACTATGGCATATATCAAAAAAGTTGATAAAAATCAAAAGGATGTTGTTAAAACGCTACGAGATTATGGTGCAGATGTCTACTTATTGCACATGGTCGGCAAAGGAATACCAGATTTACTTGTAGCTTATGAAGGACATACTATTTTAATTGAAGTCAAAGATGGCGCACATAAAGTCTTTACACCTGAACAAATAAAGTTTATAGCTGCTTGGAAAGGTGGTCATTTATACAGGGTAAATTCAAGCAAAGAAGCCGTAGATGTTTTAAAATCATTGAAAATGGAGTGATTTATGACTGAAACCCAAAATGTTGCTATGTTTGCTGCTACTTTGTTGCATAGCGCAACGAACACGCACTTTTTCCATTGGTCAACCAACTCTTATTCCCAGCACAAGGCTTTGGGCAAATACTACGATGAGATAGTTGAATTAGTAGATAGCTATGTAGAAGCTTATATGGGCTGTTATGAACAGGTTAAAGAATTCCCAAGCGTCTATCATCAGCCTAAAGATGCACTTAAATACATGGAATCATTAAAGAATTTTGTTGGCGAAGCTAATGCAGATTTGCCACAAAAACAAGAATTAATCAATATTGTTGCCGAAATACAGCAATTAATTGATTCCACCTGCTACAAACTCAAATACCTCAAGTAAGGAATTATCATGCCAATGGACAAAAGCGGTAGCGCACAATCGGTGGGCAAAAATTACAAAACTGAGGTGGCTGCGGGAAAACCAAAGAAACAAGCATTGGCAATAGCGCTTAATGAACAGCGTACCCATGCTAAAGGCAAAGTTAAAGCTAAATTAGAAGCTGCTTACGAAAAGTACATGAAATGAAGCCAGGACTTTATGCCAATATCCATAAAAAACAGGCTAGGATAGCTGCGGGTTCGGGCGAGAAAATGCGTAAGCCTGGCAGTAAAGGTGCGCCAACATCCAAAGACTTTAAAGAATCAGCCAAAACTGCTAAACCAAGCAGAAAAGACATGATTCGCCATAAGATGAAGGATATGTAATGAAACACATGACAAGAAGCTACCCGCCAGAAAATGCTATGCTGCGTCCGCACAAAGAATCAACGCTGGAAAAACAACAAAAGAAGCGTCAAGACCATAACCCTCCATTAGAGTTAGAAGATAGCGGTATTCTAAATAAGAAGGCCAATGAAAGAATGAAGCGTAAAGAGGCTTTATCTAAGGCTATGAACAAGTACCACGACCCCGACATCGTTGGCTAAATTCCAAATGACTATCAAAATTCCAATACCCTACGGAAAATACGATAGTCAAAATTCCAAATGGGTATGAGAATTCCAATACCCTCTGGAAAATGTAATACCCTATTTACCCATTATCTGCTTAAATTGTAGGCACGCCATCCCAATGAGTTTAGGGGGGTTCTGCGCCCCTGTTTCCCATCGTGTGTATGTAACCCTATGGACGCCTAATAAATTGGCTGCGCCCTCTTGTGTAAGTCCTAGGGACAAGCGCCATCCCCTAAGGTCATAGACCATATTAAAATTCCCCGCAAAAAAGAAGGGGGCGAACCCCCTATATTAGTTAATAATCGTCTAGCCCTGCGTTATCCATCATTTGATGCTGATTCGCTATAGAGTTAGTCATCATCGCTTGACAGTAATCATGCACCCAATACTTACTAAAGGTTTCCCCTTTGGTGCATTCCCTTAACATAATTATCATGGTCTGCATTTCCTCATAATCGGTAAAGGCTTGATAAAGGGCGGATTCTAGGATGGAAACCCGCCTCTGTAATTCCTCTACTTTGGTCAGCTTAGGTATTTTTTTGGTTGTCATGGTTTATTCCCCTTTAATGTAAAAGTCTGATTCTTTGTCAATCAATACGCCATTTCTAGTTAATGGGGTCAAATAGTCATTACTGTCAAATCTGACAAAATAACCCGCCTTCCCCTTAATAACTGAATAGCCATCATTAGCCCAATGAACGGGCAAACCCGCCTCTACTGCTTGTTTGATTTCGTGCAAATTCATAAATCCCCCTTAAATGTAATAATCTGCAACAAAACGCTGTTCTGTTCGGTTGTACACCTTAATTGTTGAATGAATATTGAACGGCCTGTAATGGGCTGGGACTTCCTTTAAATACAGTCTAAATTTTAAAATAGCCTGTTCTATGGTTTTGCCGCTTGTAACCTGCACCCAATCGCCACCATCAACGCAGTTAAAAGTGCTTGCTTGAATTTCGTATCGCATAATTATTCCCCTTATAGTTCGTGTTTATTGGCGCATTGGGTATTAGACCAATTAAGGTCATATTCATTAATCCATCCCTGGATGCTGTTGTCTTTAGCGTATTGCATAAGCTGGTGGATAGCGTCTAGTTTTTTAAGCCAATTATCCATAGGCTTAATTGAGTGGATTTCCCTGCCAGCATCTGCATCATAGATAGCTAGTTTTATATTGTGTTGCATAGTATTTCCCCTTAATAAAATGGGCTGAAATAGCCCTTAAAACTGCTTAGATTAGATAATTCCCTTAGATGTGAGATACCAAACAACCTGCCCCGCAAAGAAAAGAATGACCAACACCCCCGCTATGTGCCAATTTTTCATACTGAAACCCCCGAAACCCCTAAACCATCACACCATTGAAGAAGGTCATCTAATCTAGTAGTAGAAGTGACTTGCATATCTACTTCATCACCATTATCAGAATTAGTCCATACAGCATAGATAGAGTCAGACCCTAAACCAATATAGAGTGTGAATGGGTAATCTTCTAACCATAAATAGACATTACCGCTAGAAGTGTTTTCATCTGCTACACCATAACAAGCCAAGTCCATGTCTAACTCTGAAGCCTTAGTGATTAATAGACCAATCTTGCGTGTTGCGTTACTACATAGGTTTGATGTTATTTCCATTGTGATTCCCCTTAGATTGATACTGCAAAGTAATAAGATGATTCCCAAGCTGCTGCTGATACCATTACGATATTGCCAAATCCATCGTCACAAGCATTGTATTTAGCAAATTGGTTGATTTTAGATAACATTTATATCCCCTTAAATGTTGAATTTAATGCGTGTTTCAATCAATTTTGATATGCGAACCTTACAAGCCTGAACACTTTTGCATTTAATTTCTTGATTGAATTTAGTATCAACAATGGCAAATCCTTCTGGCTTCTGAATGATTGTGTAACCTTTATATTCCATTTAAATCCCCTTAAAGTTCTTTTACTTCAAAAAAAGAGTCTTTAAACTGATTAGACTCAACATAAGCTAAGCATTCTGCTAGTGTTCCAACATACTCGCAGCTGCTAAACTCATAAACGCCAAAGATGATTTCCATTTGTTTCCCCTTTAAATACTGCGTTGAAATGTACTGCATGAATGAATTGTAGCGATGCACTACATATATTGTATTAGGACAAACCCTTATATAACTAATTATTATTGATTGTGTTGTTTTTACAGCACTTCTATGGATTTATGATATATTGCACCTAATAAATTCAATCACTTAGATTTATTCATTACTGTTTTATACAGAAAGACTATGGAAAACTCCAAATCTATAACTAAAAGCTATGATGCTTTGACTGTTAATGAAGATGGTTCAACAGTTCAAACCAAGAAAATCCCTCCAGGTTTAACTAATGCAGGTAAAGGCAGACCGCCTGGCACGCCTAATAAAGTGACCAATATAGCTAGAGAGGCCATTGCTAAGTTTGTAGACAAGAATAGCCCTCGCATGCAGACATGGTTAGAAGATGTAGCCCAAGGCGTACCAAAGACAGATAAAGAGGGATGTATTAAATATGACAAGGACGGTAATGTCATTTGGTTAGTGCAGCCAAACCCTGAAAAAGCATTCCTCATGCTGCAAGCTGTAATGGAATATCACTTACCCAAACTTGCTAGACAGGAAGTCGTTGGAGATGAGGCAGCACCACAGAGAATGGTTATATCTTGGAAGCGTCCCGAATGAGTGAGGGAGTATTAGAGGTTGAGATGGACTATTGCCCTCGCAAAGTATTCGAGGACTTCCACGATAGACAAGAACGCTGGAGTGTCATTGTGGCCCATAGGCGGTGCGGTAAGACTGTGCTATGTATTAATGACTTAATTTATAAAGCCTTAATGGATGACAAGCCCGATGGTCGGTATGCTTACATCGCACCTTATTACAGTCAAGCTAAAAACATAGCATGGGATTATCTAGTCCGATTCTCTCAGCCTGTATTAAGGAAAGCCAATCAATCAGAGTTATGGGTAGAGTTAATCAACGGGGCAAGAATAAGACTATATGGCGCTGATTCTCCTGATGGTTTGCGGGGGATATTCCTAGATTCCGTAGTCCTTGACGAATATGCCGATATGAAGCCCTCTATATGGGGTGCAGTTGTCCGCCCTTTACTTACTGATAGGAAGGGTTCAGCTACCTTTATCGGCACTCCTAAGGGTCATAATGCTTTCTGGGAGATGTACCAGACGGCAGCATCTAGCCCTGATTGGTATGTCAAAGTATTGCGGGCTAGTCAGACCAATATCTTAGATAAGGGGGAGTTGGAGGACGCAGCCAAGACAATGACTCAAGACCAATACCTTCAAGAGTTTGAATGCGACTTTGAGTCTGCAATCCTAGGGGCTTACTATGGTAAAGAGATGCGTCAGCTTACTGACCAGGGGCGTATTACCGAGGTCGAGTATGACCC